CTTGAGCCTGTCGCTCGATGCCTTGGCTGCTGCCCTCCTCTTGGCTATGTTGTAACCCTTGGGTTGCCACATGAGAATGTGACGGCTGTAGCCGTGGCGCTCTATCGCGCCAAGCGCGGAAAAGTACTTGTCGGGGAGAAAGGCATGGTTCGTCCGGTTGACGGGAATCCAGTTCTCGCTGTGGTAAAACCTCGCAACCCGCTCGTCGGACACCTCGACCCAGCAGTATGCTCTTTCCTTTGCGTCCGTGGCCTGCTTCGGATGGCCTTTGCAGAGTTCGTCAGGGAGCCGGAACATCGACTTGAACTGCTCGTCGATCTCGACCTTCCCCGCGTACCACTCTTCAGGCTCCTTGCTGGCCTCACCCATTAATTGCCGAAGGAACAGGTCTTCCTTGGACTGCGCCATGATAACCTGATCCGGTTTTGTCTCGGTTGCCAACTTGACGGCTCCCGGCTCTGTTCCTGATGTCTTCATCACATCCTTGATCGCCATATCCTACCTCCTGCCCTTGCCAACGAACTTGGCGTACTCTTTCGGGTCGAAATCATTGTCCTTGCAGAACTGAAGCTGCTCCCTGGAAAGTCCCGGCTCGGTTGCCGAAGACTTCTTTGCACCCTCGACAACACCCTGCCCTCTCACCCGGTCTTCGCGCGACTTGTCAACCTTCGCAGACTCCAGCTTCTTGAGCTTGAGTCTGGTGGCTGTCTCGCCAACGATGCTCAGGAAAACCTCTGGTGAATTGCTGAGCAGCAAGGCCACTTCCTCGGGCGCGTATCTGCTCTGAAGAGTCTTCTGCGACTCTATGAACAGTTCGCTCCCCTGGTCGTTGATGTCCGGGTAATCGCGTACAAGCCGTTCCTCTACCTTCTGCCGTCTGGCCTGGGCCTGGGATATAAAGCTGTTTGCTTTCAGCGCCTCCCGCTCGACATCTATCTCCTTGCGGAGTTGTGCCTCAATGATGCGTGTGTGCTCCCGAATATAAGCGTCCGGGTCCACATCCCTGAGATGCTTGATCTTGTCGAGTTCCTGCGCCAAGCCATCCTTTACGAGCTGCTTCTGTTGATTCTCCCGCTCTTTCCGCAACTGCTCCTCAAGGAACGCCTTCTGCCGGTTGATCTCGCGCAGGCTGTAGCCCATGCTGGCTATGTCCTTCTTCAGCTTCTCAACCGTAAGATCCAGTTCCTTGGACGGTTCGGGCTCCTTGTCAGGAGGTGGTTCGTCCGCCTTCTTTGCAGAAGGCTCATCTGTCTGTTTCTCCTCTTCGGGTTTCGCCTTCTCCCCTTCGTCCGGGGGATTTCCGGGTTCCTCCTCCACCGAAATCTCGTTGAAATCGGTTTCGGGTGTTTCGTCTACTGCCACTTCCTCGAAAGCCATAAAAGCTCCTTGCGGGTTATTCTCCTGGCCTACCGGCCCGGGTTGCTCTTTTGACCGGGCAAACAAAAAGGACGACAGTCAGATGGTCAGGCACCTGACTGCCGCCCTTGCTTGCTTCTTTCGCCGATACTTGGTTGGCCGACCAAATATCAGACCCGGTTTATATTACTGTTGCATATCCTCCTGTTTTTGGAGTGAGGCCCTGAAAATATCGAGCATCTTCTGCCCGATGGTCTTCTTGGCCTGCTGTTTCTGCCCCTCTTTCTCCTTGGGGATGTAGTCCGTGGGAAGGGCGATAATGATCTCCAGTTCCTTGATCATCGCCCTTTGGCTGTTAAGCCTCATGAGAACACCCTCTTCTGCCTCGATGGTGGTCGAGGGCAGGGAGAGCGTCTTGTGAAGATCCCGGTAATGGCTGTCCAGCCGGTTCAGGAGATCCTGCTGGTAGAGCAGGAAATCCTCGCTCTGGAGGAGGTCTTGCCTCGCCATTACACCATGCTCCCCTCGACAACATCCTTTGCCAGTTTCCGCTTCTGGGATGCCATTGCGTCCTGAATGTCCTTCGGACCGATCATGTTCTTGTGCTCAAGTGCTGCGGCCATCTCCATCGAATCCTGGATCTTGCGCTTCATCAGATTCTTCTCAACCGCTTTCTGCATGTCGGGTATCGCCTGCTGGTCTTTCAGGGCTTCCCTCATCCTGCTGACCGTTTCACCGTCCTGCGCCGCCTGTCCGAGTTCCTGCTGATGCATTTTCTGCATCTTGTCCTGAATATACTGTTGCACAACCTGGGGGATCTCGGGGTTCTGCGCTACGGCCTGAATCAGCATGAGGAAGGCGGGTTCGATGTATATCTCCGGGTTCTTCTTGTCGTATGCCTGTAGAGCATCCATGAACAACTGCATCTGATTGGCGAACGGGAAGGACGCGGCAAGACCGAGGAGTTCCTGGGCCTCGTACCGCGCCATCATCTTGTTGTACGCGCTGTCGGAGATGCGGAGCGAGAAGTCGTAATCCTGCTGGAGAGCATCCACGTTGACGCCCCTCAACACCTGTCCGCCGGGGAGCACTATCTCGGCATCCGTGGGCATGTACCAGGAGTAGAGCATCATGTCGAGCTTGATAACGTCTTCGAGCTGCTCCTTGATCGGCTTGGCCTGGTAGGTGTGCTTCACCTGGGCCTCCTGCAAGATCATCCTCATGCCGGCCGCAGTCCCGGCCCCCTGCCCCATCGCCTGATCCTCAACGCCCGACTGGTACGAAGACATGGCGATAAGCCGTTCCAGGAAGGACGTTATTAAGTTGATAAACTCGATGTAGACCTGTGCCTTGACCCCGACATTAGGAAACACAATGGAATTGGCGTTGCCCACCACGGGGTTCGCGCCGCCGGGGGAAATGTCCAGTTCGTCCTGCAAGCCCACATCGGAGCCGTAGAAGAACCACGGGTTGATCTGCGCCGCGCCGGAATCGAGCATCTGGTTCAGGCAGTCGTTGATGGAAAGCGCATGGTGGCGTATCTTGTGCGGTACGCCAGTGCCGAACTGCTTTCCGAAATCAGGGAAGATCACCAGCCTCTTACACGGCTTGCCGATGAGCCCATAATACACATCGCGCACATACTGCTTGCGGATAACCGTTTCCGTGTTCTTGGCGATCGAGACTATCACCCAATCCCGGCCTTCCCCTATGTCGTACCTGTCGTAGAACGTCAGGACTTCGATGTCCTCGCGCTCGACCTCAGGTGCCGCCCCGTCACGGTCGCTGTTCGGGGGAAGGTCTTCATCATCCCTGGTGGTTGTGGCCGAATCAAGTAGTTTTTTCGTGATATTTATATAAACACCACCATTTTCCTTGCTGTTTTCCTCCAAATCGGCATATTTGAAGAATTGTTTACGTATTGTAGGGGTTTCATCCCAATCAGGGCAGAGGTCAGGCCCGTAGACTTCGTTCATGAGGGCGTAGTCGTTGACCACCTTGAAGATCCGCACATCCTTTTTCTGGATCTCGTCCACCGGCATTTCTTCAGGCCTGATGCCCTGCATGATAAGCGCCCTAAGACTTTCCTCGTCGGTGATTCTCTCCATCGTGAATGGGTTGACAGCCACTTTCCCCACGAACCGCTCTCCCCTGATTAGCTTCTGCTCCTTGTAGTAGGGGAAGATGTAGAGAGTGCCGTCCAGGAGGACGTTGTGTATCCATGCCGGGACATTGTCCTGCCACTTGATGTTGTGTGCCAGAGCCCATTCAGCGAACTTCTCCACCTCTTTGGCGAACTCGACACCCTTGCTGCTGTTGGGCAGGGCCTCCACGATGTCGCGGTCCTTGCCAGCCACAGCCGCCACCAGCCTAGGCTCCAGGTTGTCCACCACGATAGCCTCGGTCATGAGCGAATAGTTTGAGCAGTTCTCCCACGGGAAATTCTTCGAGTCCCTATCCCCGTCATATCTCTTGCGGTTCTCTGCCGCATCCTCGATCTTCTGCCTGCGGTATTCAGATGATTCGTACTCCCGGTAGAGCTTCATGAAGTACGTAACCATATCGTCCCTGTCCTCGGAGGGGGAATCATCCTCGACGGTAAACTCTTCGTTTCTCATCTCTTCGTTCTGAAAGTTCTTCGCCACTTCCTATCCTCCGTATCCAGAAAATGACCGCCTGCTGTAGCGGGGCTTTCTCTTCTTGGTCTTCCGCAATACCCTGTTCTGCCCGACCAATTTCACCAGGAGATACTGGAGAGCATCATGGACGTGCGAAAAGCGGTTCTTGACCGGTTTGTCGCCAAACACCCCGTTCTGCACCTCCTTGTACCCGTAACCGCCCATGAAGCCCTGTATCAATCTGTTGCATGACTGGTCGATGAGAAGAGCGGGCTCACCCCTGTTCGTCTGCCGGAGCATGATATCAACAGATTCGCGCCTGGGCTCCCAATCTTGGGAGGATGGAAACACATCAATGCCGATCTCGCGCATCATCTGGGCATTCGACGTAAGACCGCCCCCGGCCTTGTTCGATGAGAACTTGAACTCACCGGCGGGATCGCCCCAGTCAATGTATTTGGCATCCGGGTAGGTGGCTAGGCACTCGCGCTTGACTCTCTCAGCGAAATCAATAATACCGGAACGGTCATCCCAGAATTCTCTAAGGATATGCACCACGCCAGGAGTGGGGATATAGCCGACCACGCAGGCAGGGCAGTTTCCGGTGTTATCCCATCCTCGATAGATGGTGAATGCTTTACCGGGCCATACAATAGGGTTCTTGGCAACATGGAAATTGTAGCTGAAACTCCCATAAACATCCTTTCCAACCTTCTGGACACCCGGTTTCCCCTCGATGTACCGCGACACCCACTCGGGATCGTTGGCATACAGCCTCCGCATGTCCGCGTAGTAGTTCGGGTCCAGATTTTCCTGGTTCTCGCCCGGTTTCTGCCAGAACCCCTCTCCGTCGGGCAACCTCATGTCCTGGGGTCCATAAAACTCGTAATAATCCGGCGATTCGATGTCTGGCGGGTTCGTGGATTCCACGCCGAACTTTCGCACAACCGGGTTGCCGCGCTCGTCCTTGGGCCACTCAGAAGCCCTCGGATAACGCCCAATCCTCTGGCGAAGGATGAGTTTGATCGAGTGGTGGACCTCGGAAGACTCGTCGATGCCGTAGCCGGTCAATTCCAGGGAACGGAACTTATTCACATCCTCGGGCC